ATACTGGACGAACGTAGTTTTCATTTCACTTACCCTCCTCAGTCTTGGTGAACTTTACGCCACGGTAAACTTCGTTATATTGTTGAGGTTGTTGCTGCGCCTGCTGTTGCTGGCGACGAATTTGGGTGTCATATGCAACACCCCTATAAACTACTTTAGACATTAGGGTTCTCCTTAGTTTTTTAGGTTAAAGAGCGTTCCTTCAGTCAACTTTTGCGTCTACAGATAACCTACATTCTTTAGGAGTAATCTGCTTCAGTTCCCAAACTAAATCATTTTTTACTTGTTTTGGAAGAGAATGAGAATTGATTCTTCCTGATATTAACTGTGCCTGTAAGCAAGTTAGAATAAGGGCTTCCATAGATGAACGTCCCGTTCCGAGTCGGCTTACTTCCGTTCGCCATTTGAAAATAGCGAATGAACGTTGGAGTATTATAACTCCCTTAATGATATATAGCAACCCTACAGACAAAAAAATTACTGGAAAAATTTTTCCAGTAATCTTGAAATCACTTTCTCTTTTTGGATTTAGTAGGTGCTTTGTAACCCCAGAGTTTTGGACTCACTCTACCATATCCCCACTCAATTCTTTGGATAGTATTAGGTCCAAACTTATCATAATAAAGATCAAAAATACGAATTCTGTTTCCCCTACAAAGGTCAATATATTGCTTTCCTTTTACCTCATATCTCACAATATAAGCATCTGTAGGAAATGAGGGGTCTTTTACGGTTTGAATTGTGGTATTTTCAAGTAAAATTTCACATCCGTAAAGAGGAGGAATATCTTTTTTTTCTTCGGCAGTCCATTCCACTTTTAGAGTCTCTCCCTTTACACTACTAACTGTGCTCACGAACGACCTCCCCACTGAATATCAGGATAAGCCTCAGAAACTACTTCTTTAGTGATGTTGTATTTAGATTGCAATTTTTTATCTTTAACAAGACAAAGAATTTCAGCTTCAATAGGATGTAAACCTTGAAGAATGTTGATAAACATTGTTTCTCTACGTAGAGAACTGAGTCCATCATTACCACCTTTCACAAAATTATAAAATTTTGTATATTCTTTACGAATGGAAGATTTTCCTTGATCTTGAGAACCAAGAGAATTACTCCCAAGTTCTTCCATTTTAAAAACAGCATCTTCAATCTTTTCGGTCAAAGTTCCTTTAAAAGAATTCTGCTCATCTACGCCAGAATAAGGAACTTCACCTGGTGGTAGAAGTGATACAATACTCTCATCAAAATTCCAAATGAGAATAGTTTTTAAAGATGGTGTAGAAAACTTTTGAAGTGCTTCTACTTTTTTTGCTTTACTTCTAAGTTTGGATACAACATTAAGTATCTCAAAAATAAAAGGATTCGCTGGAAGATCCGCAACTGTTTCTACAGGGGTTTTTTTTCTTGTAGTTGCTGCAGGTTTGTCTTTTGTACTTGTTGCCTTTTTTGGAGTTGTCGTGCTCATATGATTACAAAATCTAAAATGATTTAAGGTATTTAGTTAATCTTCATCATCGTCAAGTTCCTCATCATCAAAGTAATCAGGATTGAAACTGATTGCTAAAACTTCATCTGGAATTACATTTCCATTACTATCAAAAAACTCAGGATGAAGTTTTGGTTTATCCTGATAGTTCATCATATACTCCCTAGCAACCCAACCTGTCACAAGTCCTACTATGAGAAACAGGATTGTTAAAAAACAACCGAAAACTAAACTAGTTGCTAACATTTCTTTTTCTCCGGGAAACTACTTGTTTCTTCCTTGAATGAAAGGAAAATTCAAAATAGATGGTTACTTCCCGATTCAGAAAGCAAACCATCTTCTCAAAGATGATGTGGAATGGATAGGTTTGCTTCCTTTTTCCTCCATTAAGAATAAAGTCAACTCCACGATTTCTGTGGATATTATTATTTATATTTTTGTCAGACAATTTGTTGCTCTTTGAGATACTTTACAGTGTCAGTACACCCACCAAGTTTTTTGTCATCACACAATACTTGTGGAAATGTGGAACCCTCACCAAATTCAGCGTAAAACTCTTCTCTGGTGAAGTGCTCACCAAGATTATAGACCACAAAGTTGCTTCCTGTCAACTCAAGAACTTGTTTGACCTTGTAGCAATAATTACAACCTTCTTTAGAATATACAGTGAAATTCATTTGTTAATATGATTATTATTCATAATAATTTATACATTATAGCACGACTGTCAAGAGGGTTGACAACCTATGAAATATTAAGTAGACTAGGTTTGTCTCCGTTGAAGATAAGTTATATCTTACTCTAAGAGCTCTTGGTTATTATTCTGGCAGTCTTGTCACTTCTAATGATGCCTGATAAGCAGCAATAACCTCTGGTGTCCAAGTTGCTTCTGCAATTGCTATAACTCTTGGGTCTTCATTTGCAAGGTCGTCGCCTGGTGATAGAACATGGCGGTGATAAGTTGCTGCAACTTCTACACCGTCTTTAAGAATTTGGTCTCTTCTACGAACTTGTATTTGTCCTAGTAGTAAAACTTCAATCTTATCTACAACTGATTTTTCTTCAAGTGCCATTAGGATAATCCTCCGGATAAAACAGGTTTAGGCGTGAGTATTTATTATGTAGTTAGCATATTAAACTCAAAGTAGAAAAATTTTCCAGACAATTGAGAATTAGTAAAAGCAGCATTTGAACGATTTCTAAATTGTATGTTATTACCTTCCATCATTGGCATTAGACCACTATCACCTACATTGGTAATATTGAGAGTTCCACTATAAATTATATTTCCAGAAATATTACTAAAAGGAAAACCAACTATACTACTGGGGTTTGCATTCGCTGTTGAAGGATATGTTACTCTTCCCCAACAATGAACTAATTTTCCAATTTTTATATAATAACCATCGGTTGAAGGTTGAAAAGTTAATCCACCACCACTACCATCAACAGGTGTCCAAGTCCCTTCCTCATAATCACTTAAAACTTCAGAAGTCATTGTTCCGGAACTGTTAGCAGTCGCAGAGAAGTCTATACCTTTTCCTGCTGTTCCAATGACTAAGTTTCCACTGTTGATAGTAAAGTTTCCAGAACTATCAATATTTGCTCTTACTGAAGAATTGCTGACATCAACAAAACGAAGTTGTGGTGTTGAAGTATTTCCATAAACATCAATATACCAAGCAGTCGCATTGTCTGTGCTTCTACCAAAACTTACTTGACCACCTTCTTGAGATGCATCAATTCTACCTGCTTTAATTTCTCCACCAACAACTTCAAGTTTTTGTGATGGTACTGCGGTTCCTATGCCAATATTACCTTCGTGGTAACTTGTAGTACTTGCATCAGGACTATAGATACCCCAACGGTTTGTAAGTGTTCCAGTAACACTTGGAGTGTCTAGGTATAAACCATAGTAGTTGGTAAGTTGTCCTGTAAGTTGTACAGTTGGTCTTGTATAAGTTCCGTAGTAGTTGGTAAGAGTTCCAATACCAGTGCCTGAAGTTGCACCAATTATTGTAGCATTATAAACACCATAAGCGTTTGTTGATGATGCACTTTGGTTTGGTGATATTCCAATATTTGTCTGGTTGTAAGTATTAGCAATGGTTGTTGCAGTTGCTTTTTGTATTGCTGTAATGTTATATGTGTTATATACTGTACCACTTACAACTGATTGACTTACTGAAATTCCTTGAAAGAATTGACTGATTATACTGTAAAATGCTCCAGAACCATAAGAAGAAATATCAGTTGTACTGTTTCTTGCAATTCTATTCCATGACCCATATAAACTAAGTCTAGCATTTGCTGTAGTTCCTGCACCATTCAGATAATTTGATAATCCAGACAAAACTGGAGCATAACTTTCGTTACTTGAAGTAATTGCAGAACTTAAAAGTGTAGGATAATAAGATTTAAATGTAGTTTCTGAAGAACTAAAGTTAAATACACTATCTGGTTGAACTAATAACCCAACATTTGTCGCAGATGTTTTACTGTCTTGTGTAATGAACCAAGCATCTTGCGTGGTTCCTTGTGTTTCAATTTTTGTGGTTCCGTTGACTTGTAGAGTTGTTGTTGGATTTGTCGTGCCGATTCCAACAGAACCAATACCAGTAATTACAAAAGGAGTTGCATCAGGATTTGCATCATCTTCAACAACTAATGCATTTCCAGTTCCAGTCTGAGTAATATGAACCATATCATCTGATGTGGTTCCAGAAAATATTCCTGCACTTGATGTTGATGATGGAACTACGTGAAGTCTTGCTCCTGGATTTGTGGTTCCAATTCCAGTATTTCCAGAAACATAAGAACCACCAGTAACCTGAAGTCTTTGTGACGCTGTTCCTGTAGAAGTTGCTGAACCTACAAGAATATTACCGTTATGATAACTTGTAGTATTTGCATCAGGACTATAAATGCCCCAACGGTTTGCAATAGTTCCAGTAGAGAAAACAATTGGAGTATCTAGATATAGACCATAATAATTAATAATAGATCCAACAGCACTTACTGTTGGTCTTACATAATTTCCATAATAATTTGTGACAGTTGAAATACCCCCAGTACCAGATCCAACAGATAATACGTTATAAGCACCATATGCAGTAGTTACATTTGCAGTTTGTCCTGTTCCTGTTGCAACAGCAGTTTGATTAACAGTATTATAAAGATTAATTATTGAACCCTTCGTAATGGTTGATTGATTGTATGTATTAACTGCACTTCCACTTACAACAGAAGAACTTACATTAGAACCTTGTGAAAAAATATTAAAACTTGAATAAAAGAGTGTACCATTAGTAGATGATGAAACATCTGTGGCACTGTTCCTATAAATACCATTTATAGTTCCATATGCAAGTATTCTTGAATTAGAAGAAGTTCCTGCAACATTAACATAATTTTGAAATCCATATAAATTTGGAGTAAAACTTCCATTATTTGAAGTTAATGCAGAACTGAATACAACAGGTTCATAGGATTTGCCCGCAGTTTGAGATGCATCAAAGCTATATACACTTTCTGGTTGTACTAATAAAGCATTATTTGGAGATGACCAATTTTTACTATCTAATGTATTAAACCAAATTGAATTAGTACTTCCAATACTTGTTTGAATTTGAGTTGTTCCTTGAACTTGTAAAGTTGTTGTTGGATTTGTGGTTCCTATTCCAAGATTTCCAGTTGAAGCATTGTATATAAAGTTTCTTGTTACTGCAACTTGGGCAGTTTGGTTACTCCCTGCGGCAGTAACCATAACAGGATATAAACTTGTATCGGTTGTATCGTCAGCAGCATTAATCTGTGTAGAAGGTCCAGCAATACCCTGAGTGCCCTGAGTTCCTTGTACACCTTGAATACCCTGAATTCCCTGAGTTCCATTTGCACCTTGAATTCCGGTTGTACCCTGAGTTCCTTGAAGACCTTGAGTTCCTTGAGTACCTTGAACACCTTGAGAACCAGTGTCTCCCTTATCTCCAGTTCTTGCAAATGTAATAACAATATCAGTATTAGAAAATGTAGTTACACTTCCTGATACATAAGAACATAAAACATCAAACCATCCACCATTATCT